GCCATGTTCACGGAGGTCAGCAGCGCCTCCACCTTCAGCACCTTGCCGTTGGTGGTGCCGTCCGCCACCTGCAGGGTCAGCTCGACGGCCTCGGACGCACCAGCAACACCGGGCTCGGTGCCGGTGGTGCGGGCTTTGATCATCTTGCGGAGCAGGGTGCTGGCGTCGTTCTTGCCGCCAGCGTCGGCGTAATAGAACAGGGTGCAGCCGCCGCTCATGCTGCGGATGCCGCTGGTCACGGTGCGGTCGGTGTCGGCCAGGGCGGTGGTGTCAAGCGTGGCCTGACTGGCGCTGATCGACCAGTCGCGCACCTTCGCGGCCTTGGCGCCGTTGATGCTCAGAACTCCGTTGCTACCGCTGTAGAACGCCATCAGACCGTTGCAGCAACCAGCTCCACAGTCACTGTAGAGATGCCGGGATAGACGGAATCCAGTTGTGGGGCGCTGGCATAACGCCAGCGGCTGCCCCAGGCTTCAGCATCGAGCCAGCGCTCAGCCTCTGCCCAGCCCTTCAGTGCTGCGGCGCCGCTGCCATCGCCCAGCGTGAACTGCTGGTAGGTGCCCTTGCTGTTGTGGAAGTGCTCGATGAACAGCTTGGCGCTGGCATCGGGGATGTTCTGGTAGCTCAGGCGCAGTGACATGCCGACCCGCTTGCTGCCGTAGAGGATCCGCACTTCGGCGCCGTCCTGTGACTTGAACGCCTTGACGGGGTAGTCACCGGCGTCGAAGGAGCGTGAGGTCGGGACTAGCTGAGGGAAGCTCATGGCAGGCTCACGAACCTGTCGAGGTGCAGCAGGTCGTCAGCAATCAGGCTACGGCCGGTCTCATCGGTGGGGAAATAGCTGGCGTTGATCTCAACCAGCCCGTCCTCATCCAGCGTCAGCTGCTCCACCAGATAGACGTGCTCTTTGACGGTGGTGTTCTTGACGCTGAAGATCACGCCGCTCCAGGCTGGGTCGGTGGCTGCGCCGTTGGCGACGGTCAGCGTGCCCTCCTCGACTTGCTCGGAGCCGGGGCGGAAGTAAGTGACCGGGTAGCTGCCGTCCGGCAGGGCGCCGGGGGTAATCACCGCCAGGCTGTCTGCCAGGACGACGCCGTTGTGGGCGGGGCTGTAGGGGTTCTGCTCGGTGAACACCTTGATGTAGTCGCCGGGGCCAAGGCTGAGGTCGATCGGGCTGGTCTTGAACGAGATCGTGTGATCGACGCGCTTGCGCACTGACAGCAGGTAGCGGGCAATCATCGAGGCGTGCCCGCGCCGCGTGCAGTAGTCCGACAGGTCGAAGCTCTCTTCGATGTAGGTGCTGCCGCTGTCTTCCTTCCAGCGGACGGCGATGGTGCGCTGCTCCGGGAGCTGCTGGTACGCCCCGCGCCGGAAGGTGACGGATGCCTGGAAGTTGCGGCGCTCCTCGGCGTCGAGGTAAACGACGGAGAAGCTGCTGTCGATGATGTTGCCGTCGGTGAACATCGCCGCGATCGGCACGGCCACATTGCTGAAGTTGCCAGCGTCATCCGTTGGCACCGCTGGCACCAGGCTGAACTTGCCGTTTTTGATCACGAAGTTGCACAGCATCATCGGCGCCACTTCGGACAGGAACGAGCGCAGGTTGGTGCGATCCTCGATCACCCCGTCGAAGTAGAGGCGGTTGGCCTCCAGGAAGTGGGCGGTGCGGGTCATCTCCTCGCGGTCCACCAACTCCGGCGAGATGGCCTGCCCCATGCCGGCACGCTTGTTGGTGAGCAGCCAGTACACCAGCTCCGCGAAGTTGTTGGAGCTTTCCTCGGGGGTGGCGCTGGGCAGCAGCTTCTCGACCTTGATGCCACGCCGCACCCAGAGGCGCGGCTGGTCCATTGAGGTGAAGGTGCGGTTCGTGCGAAGCACCAGGCCCATCATCGTCAGGTGGTCGTACTGCGGCACCTTCTGGTCCTGGTTGGCGACCGACTCGTTCACATATGCGATGACATGCTCGGGGCCGTTGTCACAGCTGCGGCGGATCAGGTCGCCGTAGTGGCTCAGCTCTGCGATCTGGGTGTCGTGCTCGAACTCGCGTGATAGTTCGCCCGGCTTTGGCGGGTAGTACACCGGGATGCTGGCGACGCTGACCCGGTAGAACGCTGTGATGCGCCGCACGCCAAGCGCAAAAAATGTGTTGGCGTAGGGGTTGCCGCTGGAGAGCGTCACGGCATCCTCTGCGATGTCGCCATCCGCCCAGTCACGCGTCGTGCTGGAGCTGCCCTGGTCGATGGACAGCGACGGCGGCGCCCACACGCGGGTCTGACCCCAGCTGTTCCCCGTCACCGTTGTGCAGATGGAGGTGAGTTGGACGCTGACCGTCTCGCTGCCGTCGCTGGAGGTCATGGTGCGCGTCACCGTGCGGGCCGTACCAGCCGCGTAGTTCTTGGCGTTGCCGAAGACCTCGTAGCGGTAGGCGTGGGCGCGTCCGTCGAGGGTGGTGTCGTAGTCGTTCAGGACGATGCTGGAGGGGCGAACCTCTGTGACCGTGGAGCCGCTGTCGGGTTCGCGCCCCTTGGAGTACATCAGGTTCGATGACTCCAGCAGGTGCATCGGGCGCATCTCGCCAGCGGCGCGGATCGTGAAGCGTCCGTGTGCGGTGTCGTAGTCCCGCTGCAGCTCCGTGCGGTTCTTGGCGTCCAGCAGGAACGCCTCTGCCTCCTCGGGTTTGCGGGTGATGTAGGCGCAGGGCAGCGGCGCGAACTTGTACTCCCACTGCCCTGGCAGCCAGGACTGGATGCGGATGTAATTGAACTGGTCAACTGGCGATGAGCCGCGCACGCAGAACTCCTCGCCAAGTCCGACCCAGCCATGGTCAGCGCCGTACTGGTCATCGCCGGCGGGGCGCACCAGGATCTGGAAGAAGCTGTACCGGCGGAAGTACAGGTTCATCGTGCCGCTAGTGACCTGTACGTTGTCGTCGTCCAGCTCTTCGAGTTCGTTGGGCGTGGGAACGGTCTTGAAGTTGCAGAGCCCAGACATCTGCGCCCAGACCTGTGACTTGATGCCGATCTCGGTCACATCGGCAATGCGCAGGTTGCGCACCAGCCCGAAGTCGGCCTTGAGCAGCGGGAAGAAGTTGATCTGGGCGTGGTTGGTGTTGTTGCGGTCGCCGCCATGGTTCTGGGTGGTGAGCGTCAGCCAGCTCTTGGGGATGACGCCGATCTTGGAGGCCCAGGTGCCAGCGGAGCCGAAGACCTGCACGCACTCCAACTCCACATCAACGTCTTTCTTGTGCTGCCAGATGCCGTCGGTGCGGTCAACAACGCGCCAGACCGACTTGCCGATCATGAAGCGCTCGCCGATCTGGAGCGTGTCGTCCACCTTGACCCGCTCTTGTTCGGCTTCGTCGATCAGGTCGTCCATCGTGACGTTGTGATCGAAGCGCTTTTTGTTGTACTTGTGCCCGCTGATGCGGAAGGTGCAGCGGCTGCCTTGGCGGATCTCGACCTCTTCGCGGGTGCTGTACTCCTTGCCGTCCACTTCGATGATGCCCATCAGCCGGCTATAGCCCATGCCGACGCCGTACATGTCGTTGTTGCCAGCGATCTTGCGGCGCTCCTCGTTGAGTGTTTGGCGGCTGCGGCTGTCGGTCTGCTTGGGGATCGAGATCACCCGCCAGTTGGTGCGGCGCTCGGTGCCGTTGGGCACTGCCTCATACACGCCGAAGGTGGCGTTGGCTGAGGGGGTGTAGCTCATCGAGAAGCCGCTGTCGTTCGCCCCGTCGCGGGTGGGGCAGATGAACACGTCGTCGCCGCTCCAGGGGTCGGCCTTGTCGTCGGAGCCACGGGTGCCGGCGATCAGGTGCTTGGCGCGGATGCGGCCCGGCCCAGGTTCCTTGTTCCAGTACAGAGCGAACTGGTGCTCGTAGATGGCGTCCAGCGCGGTGTTGCCCAGCCAGACGCCGTTGAGGTCAGGTACGCCGATGTCGGTTTCGCTGACCACGTACAACGCCTTCACGGCCTGATGAGTGCCGTAGGAGAAGGTGCGCGACCAGACCAGCTTGGGGGTGGTGAGGATGCCGCCGGTGTAGGTCTGCTCTTCGCCGTTGACGTTCTCAGGTCCCTGGTAGAAGCCGAAGGGAATGGGCACAGGCGTGCCGTAGGTGGCCAGCTCCGCGATGGAGTCGAAGCCGTAGGTGCTGTTGAAGCGCGATGGGCCGTTCTTGTTGGCCAGCTGGCGCTGCGTAATTTGTTGCGGCTGTCGGGGCTTCGGTGCCAACAGGGCCGACACTGCCGACAGGGCAATGCCGATCGCCAGGTTGATCAGAATCGGCACGATGAAGCCGCCCTGCACATCAGGGACCAGCTCATAGGCGGCTGGTCTGGTGCGGCCGCGCTCGGCGGCCTGCCTGGTGAACTCGCGGTATTCGGCTTCGGTGCAGCCGATCAGGTTGATCAGGTCGCGCTCGAATGGGAGCAGCGGTAACTTCTGCCAGATGGCGCCAGTCGGAGCGGGCACCAGCTCACCCTTTCCGTGCGCTGGTTGATGTAGAGAATCCCGCCTTGCCATGTGGTTGCGAACGCCCAACCCGTCAACGGCGAGGGCAGCAGAATGGTGTCCCCATCGTAGGTAGGTGCTGCGATGCGCCTGCCCCAGTTGCGTAGGTCGCGCACCACCAGGCGGGGGCTGCCGTCGTACCAGCGAGGGTCAACAGCAGGGCGTGGGATGGCCATGCAATCCAGGGCGTGCAAGACCATGTGGATGCAGTCAATCTCGCCGGCGGTGCCATCAGCACCGAGGCGGTAGCGCAGCCCGATCAGCCGATCACAGCCGGACATTCGCGGTGACAGGCAGCATCCCGCACATGTCTTCCGTCAGGGCGCGGTGCGGCACATCAGCGCCTACTGCGTCGATGACAGTGTTGAGCTTGAGGGTCAGGGCGGTGTCGTCCCAGCCGCCGGCGGCCACCTGCCCCACGAAGGGATAGAGCAGGTACACATCCTTCAGGTTGTCGGGGTTGAGGCGCATGGTGCGGACCCGTGCCACCCAGCTCTCCTGGATGGCGCGTACGGCCCAGGGGCGGCTCAGCTCGTTGTTGGGCAGCACCAGCTGCGACTCCACGTTGTCGCCCTGGCGGCTGACGGTGACACCGCTGAAACCGAATGGCAGGAAGTGGTAGTCGCTGTGCATCTGGTACGAGCCCGTCTCGCCGATGTGGAAGTTCTGGAAACGGAAGTGCTCGCCGCTGGGGGCCACCAGAACGAGGTAGTGGCCGAGGGCAATCGTCTGACTCATCGCAGGCCCACCTTGGCGCGAGCGGATTGCGACTGCTTCAGGCGGCGCAGCGTGCGTGCTTCACCTTGCTTGCTGGCCTGGCTGATGATCGAGGGCAGCTGCTCCTGACGGATGTAGCCAGCACCATCGAACTGAAGCACGCCGCCGCTGATGTTGATCTGGGGCGGGCCCTCAGCTAGGGC